AGCGCAGTTTGACCAGCAGTTGAAACTGGCTTGTTCGCGTCAGATGTGTTGTCCACATTTCCAAGACCAACCATTGATTTTGAAATTCCAGAGACAGTTCCAGTAAATGTCGGTCCTGCCAACTTTGCATATCCTTGACCAACCACATAGGCAGTTGTTGCAATTCTTGTTGAGTTATCGTCAACTGCTGGAGTCGTTGATGCTGGAGAGCCAGTGAGAGTTGCGTCTGCAAGTGGTGCTTTGAAACTTAAAGAAGTAGCAATTGATGTAGCAAATGATGCATCATCATTTAACGCATCAGCCAATTCTCCAAGAGTGTTAAGTGCCGCACCAGCATCACCAATAAGGGCTGTAATTGCGGCATCAGTGTAAGCGGTTGTTGCTACCTGGGTTGAGTTTGTACCTGGCGTGGCAGTAGGTGCTGTCGGCGTTCCAGTTAATGCAGGACTAGCAAGTGGAGCCTTGTCGTTCAACTGTGTTTGAATTGCCGATGTTACGCCATCCACATAGTTGAGTTCGGTTGTTGAAAGTGTTGCGCCGTCAAGAATATTTATTTCAGAAGCAGTCGCGGTGACGCTGGTAAGGTCGGTTGGTGCGATTGAAATATTTGCTGAACCGTCAAATGATTGACCAGCAATCGTTCGTGCCGTAGCAAGAGTCGTCGCTGTTGATGCGTTCCCAGATAACGCCGCAGTGATTGTTCCAGCAGTAAAGTTCCCAGAAGCGTCTCGCGCAACAATTGCGCTTGCAGTGTTGTTGTTGGTTGCCGTAGTCGCTGAGTTTGAAACTTTACCAGCAGTAGAAATGGTTTCAAGTTTGGTGTCAACGATTCCAGCAGTAGCACTAATGTCACCGTTGGTAATCGTTCCATCAGCAATCATTGTGCTTGTGACGGTTCCAGAATCAGCACTCGTAATGATGTTTCCGTATACTGTTCCGTCGTTGGTCAAGTCCCATTTATCCGCTGTTTCATTCCAGCGGACGAGAACATTCGCGGAATCTCCGCGCTCAATCTCTATTCCAGCAGAAACACTCGGAGTTCCAGTAACATTTGAGTTTAGAACGACAACATTGTCCTCAATGTTAATGTTGTTTGTATTAAATGTGGTGGTTGTTCCATTAACCGTGAGGTCTCCGCCAATTGTCACATTTCCAGTTGTTTGAACAGTTGCAAAAGATACATCAGATGTGGTGGCAACTGCTTGACCAATAGCAATCGTTGGAGACGAGCCTTCTGATGGGGTGTGAGTTACGGTGACACCAGTTCCAGCAGTGATGTCGTTAACATAATTACCTGTTGTGTCAGTTCCCAGGTTGATTTGGTCATTAACCCAAAGCGTTCCGTTGTACTTGAGGAAATCACCTGATGTTTTATCAACGATAGAAACATCGTGCAATTCGTCTAATTCGTATCCATTTTGCGTTGCTACATAGACAATGCCGTTTTCTGTAGCACGGACTACTACACCAACAAATACAAGATGTTCTGGTGCTGTTGGCTTCGTCTTAGTGAATGCACCATCCTCGCCCAACCAAAGAACATCGCCAGAGGCGTAACCCACACTTAGGTTAATACCGTCAACATAACCCCTAGTTACTACTGGACCGTTTTCTGCGGAGGCGATACTTGCCGCCACAATACCGACAGTCTTTGAAGAAGTTGTATCAGAGTCGTTGTCTGCTCGTTTTACTGATGCATGGTCGCCAGTTGCGCCAAACAAATAAACAACAGTTCCAGTCGTGAGGGTTGTTGCTTCTGCGTTACGGACATAGGTAACAACAGAGGCGTATTGGTTTACGAAAGAAGACCCGTCATATACAAGTGATTGAAACTCTTGAGGACTTGTGATAGTTACATCGGAAATATTGTCCAATGAAGCACTGATTGAAACAGTCGGGGTTGCGCCCTCACCAGAGTTATTGGTAACAGAAATACCAGTTCCAGCGACTAGCGATGCTACATAATCACCAGTTGTGTCTGTGCCAAGAGCAATATTTCCATTAGTTGCAATTACTGAATATGCTGAACCGTCATTGGTGGTTTCCCACTTGTCGGTGGCTTCGTTCCAGCGGAGAGAAACATTTGTGGATGTTCCACGCTCAACTTCTACCCCTGCGTTCGTACTTGGGGAACCCGTAACTCCAGAGTTAAGGACAATAATGTTGTCTTCAACTGCGAGCGTTTCGGTGTTTAGGGTGGTTGTTGTTCCGTTGACCGTGAGGTTGCCGTCAACTGTTACATCATTGAACTGCACATTGGATGCCGTGCCAACAGCCTGACCAATGGCAATTGTTGGGGTTGCACCTTCGCCAGTATTATTGGTAAGGGTTACTCCAGTGCCAGCAACGAGTGATTCAACATATGAACCAATTGTGTCGGTAGCAAGATTTACTGCATCGTTAATCCATGCGCTACCGTTCCAGCGAAGGAAGTCGCCGTTTGCAGCACTTGTAATGGTTACATCTGAGAGGGCGTCAAGAGACGCGCTTCCAAGGTTGGCGTTTGAATAGCCGAGACTAGTCCACGCTGTAGAGCCATTACCAATTTTGAATTTACCAGTGTCTGTTTCGTATCCAATTTCACCAGAAAAAAGAGTTGGGTTAGCAGAAGTCCATGAAGCAGCAGTGGAACGCTTTAATTGAATCTTAACGCTCATTACACTGTTCCTCCGTCATACACCGCTTCAATCATATTTGTAAGTTCTGCTTCAAAAATCTCGGTAAATGATGTCCCACCGTCAATATCATAAACAGCAGAAGCGTTGTCCTGATTGACCCACGCTGAACCATTATAGACCAATACTTGCCCACTGGTTGGCGTGGTGATAACAACATCAGAAATGTCGTTGATTGACCCAATCTCTACAGATACTTGAATCCATTGACCACCAGAGCGGTAGTAGAAGGCGTTGTTCTGCGTGTCCACAGCAAGTGCGCCATCAGCGATTCCAACAGTTGGTGCGCCAGTTGTGGTCAGCGTGACAACACCAGATAATGCCTGAAACACATCATCTGTTTTTAGGACATTCGCACTGTCGCGGTAAAGGGTTGTGTCGCCAGTTGCCGTGCCAGAAGCCCATGTGATTCTTCCGCCTGCATCAATGCGGATTCGTGGGTAAGCATCAGTGCCAACACGGGCAGACACTGCCTCGTCGCCAGCATTAGCGAACTCTATTCCGCGTAGCGGAGTTCCCACAAATCTTGTCATTGATACAGCCTCAACTGTTTCTTATGTATTTGACCCCTCGGGGTCTATGTTTTAACCGATTACAACAACTGTATATGCACTTGACGATGGGGCAACCGAGAACGAAATCGTTACGGTATTAGCATCTGTCCTTACGGTGTCAGCAATTACGGTGTCATAGTTGCTTGAATCGTAAACCTGAATCATTACTTCGCGAGTATTGAAGGCATGAACAAGAGTAAATGATGTGTCTACGCCGTTGCCTACTGCTTTTGTAACTTTTCGTGTAAGCGATGGGGTGGATACTCCAGCACCCTGAGTTCCGCCAGCGGCAAGGTTCGTCCGTGCAGTCGCTTCTGTGCTTGCGTTGGTACCGCCGTTTGCAATCGGCAGTTGTCCAGTTACGGCAGCAGATTGAGCAAGGTTTACAGCACCGAAGGCAGGAACTCCACCAGAGCCAGCCTGAAGTACTTGGTACTCAGTCCCAGCGGCAGTTACATCAAGTGCGCTTGTTCCGTTACCATAAACAACGCCGTTGTCGGTAAACGACTCAACTCCAGTACCACCAGCAGTCACCGCAACCGTTGTTGCGTCCCAAGTACCAGTAGTAACCGTTCCAAGTGTTGTGATTGTTGATTGACCAACATATGTTGACGCAATGTCTACAGAATCAGCATTAACTGTAATGCGGTCTGCTGTACCAACTACATCAATCGTGTTTCCGCTCTTTGTGAGACCAGCGCCAGCAATAACTTGACCAGCACCTGAGAACTGAACAAAAGTTAACCCTGTTGTTCCAAGAGTAATTGCGTCGTTTGTTGTGAGAACAAAACCGTTGTCTCCGTTTACCGTACCTTCAGCAACGAAGGTGAACATTCCTGTGGTGACTTTTGCTGATGTGTCGGCGTCAGGTGCACGAGAAGCCGCACCCGCACCAGAAGCAACCACTACATAAATACCGTTTTCAGATGCCGTGCTCTGGTTTTTGAGAAGAACGCGGTCGCCTTCAGCAAGTGTGACTCCATCAATAATGTCGCCTGCTTCAAGTGCCGAAGCGATTGCCACTGGAGCAACAGAGGCAACTCTTACTGATGCCTTGACATCAAGACCTTGACGAGCAGCGTCTACATAACCCTTGGTGGCAATGTGAGCATTATCTGTTGGGTCGGCAACTTTTGCGTTACCGTTTGCATCTCTTTTAACGAGTTTGCTGGCGGTTGCGTCATCTGTTGCATCTGTGAGCATCTGCCACATTGCGGCTGGCATAAGACCAGCACTATCCGTATCAGCCAAATTAAGAGTCAGAGTTACGGTGCCATTAGACTCGCTTATGGTTAGCGCATCAGTGTGTGAACCACCAGCAGAAAGGGTGTGCGGCAAAGACTTCCAAGCACTACCTGTATACACCTTGACGGTGTCTGTGGTGGTGTTGTAGATAAGGCGACCCTCAAAGTTGCCACTTGATGGGTCGGTAGCCAACTTCTCAAAAGTTACATTGAGGAGTTGATTTTGATTGATATCAAGATTTGTAACAAATTTCATTGCCATGAGTAATCCTTAAGTGAGGTAGGCATATCCAGAGAACGCAGAACTAAAGTTTACTACAATTTGTTCGTTGCTTACATATGAAATGTCGCCAACAACGACGCTTTTTCCCGAATCCACGACCATGACCGATGGATATCCTCCAAGGGTATGGTTTATAGTCCATACTGAAGAAGCGCTTCCTTGAGTATGTATGTGACGGCGAATTATTGCTCTAGGAGTGGCGGTGATGGTTACTAGACTTGGGACCTCTTCGTCAACATTTACATCAATGACCAGGTCTTCAACGATGACCTGGTTTGGCACGGAGTTGACTGCTGTCATCGCGTCACCTCGGCAGACAGGCGCCATTGACCCTGCAGAACCCTGCTTACTACTCCAGTGCCAGAAATTATTTCCAGGTCGTAGACGCCAGAACTCGTAAGAAGCGCTGTATCTTCGGCGCTTATAAATAATTCTATTGTTCCGTCTTCTCCACCCAAACTAATGCTTCCATCATCTGTTGAGAGTTCCAAAAGAGCAGAGGGTGAGTCAACCGTACGCCGCACCTGCATCCGTGCCTCGTATCCCGACAAGTCGTACAGCAAGTAAGTTGGGTCTGCTGGAGGGGATTCTGGGTCTGGGTAGCGCATTGTTATCATGCGCGTAAAAGTTGACCCCTGCTGACAAGTTATGTTGTAAGTTCCTGCAAGCATAGATGCGCGCTCCTAAATTTCCCGCGCCCCAATTGTAAGCCAATACTGCCATTGCTGGCAGCAGGAATGACTACAAGACGCTTGAGGAATCCTTATTTGGTCCAACCTTCTTCAGGCCCATGCTCATCGCAATGGACGCCGCCAGGGCGACGACTCCAACCTTCAAGGTCGCCGAGTCAACAAGAGCGTCAAAATCTGAACCAGCAGCAATCCATGCACCTAGATAGGCGGTGATGAATGTTTTTAAAGCCTGCTCAATTGACTCTTTAATGAATTTAGTGCTCATGAGTTCTCCATTTCTTCTAAAACAATTTTACCATTGTTTAAGCACCAGAACCAAGAACGGAATAGTCAAGTACCGCATATTCTTCGCTATCAAGAATTAGCGGCAATTCAGTAAATACTTCGTGGTTCAATGCAAAACCGAGTGGCCTTGTCAACTCCGCAAATGCCAAAACTTCCTGACTCGTGTCTCCAGGATTAGTGACCCCAGGCGTTTCG